GCACCAGTAGCAGCCGTAATCGTACTTACAACACTTTTTATCTTACTGCCTGCACCAGTCCAATACTGTGTAGCCTTTTCAGAAGATTCTTTATAAGGCTTGCTTGGATCAGACTCTGGTTTACTGGATTCTCTGGTCTTTTCCCATTCCTTATACTGTTTTTTCTCTTCTTCTGTTACTCTTTTACTTGATTTCTTTACTTCTTCTTCTGCCTTTTTTGCAGAATCAATCACCTGTTTACTCGCAGAACTGGCTGTATTTTTTACTTCCTGTTCTGCCTGCTTTGCAGAGTTTTCTGTCTGTTTAGAGACCTGCTTTGCAGAAGCTTCAATCTGCTTTACTGACTGCTTAACAGAACTTTCTGCTTTCTTTGCGGCCTGTGCAGTGTCTTTTTCAAGGCTTTTGCTTAAACTATCAAGCTCCTTTTCTGCTTTTTCAGAATTAAGCTCAACTTCAATCTCAATATGTCCATCCGCAGACATAACTAAACCTCCTATAAAATTCGTCTGCGTCTGTCATCCATGTTCACACTGCACGTTCCTTAGGGCTGCAGCTCCATCCCTTATAAAATTCCTGTCAGATCACCATCACCAAGAAGTGCCTGCGTGATCTTGTCCTGTCTTTCTCTTTCTTCCTCTGAAATGTCTTCCGGAAGTTGGTACAACCGTTTCATCCGGTTGTAAAATGCTTTCTGTTCTTTCTCCATTCCTTTCGTATCGATTACGCGATACGTTATAATCTTGCTTATCATGCAGTCCTCAGAAAGAGCAGAAAAAAGAGCAGAGAACTTCCACCAGTGAAGTTCCTGCTCTGCTAAATCAATATGATATTGTTCAAAGAAAGCTGCATAAATATAATCTGCATCATAGTTATAATCATAAATCTTTTTTCCGCTGCCCGACTTTTTCGACTTCTTTTTATCAATGTTTTCTTTTCCACATTCATAGAACCACAGCATCGCATTGATTGCTCCGTTGATGTCATTCGGAATCTCTGGATAGTAAAGTTCTAAGCCATCTTTATACTTTGCAAGTAGTTCGGCTGTCTCTCTGTCCATTTCCTTATCCAACAAACAAAGCTCGTTTGCAAATTCTTTCTGTTTCTCTGTAAGTTCTTTTTTCTGCATCAATATTTCAAATTGAATCGAAGTTCGGAAATCAGAGTTTATCTTATATAATTTTCCATCTACCTCAACTTGCTCTGGCGGCTTGTCCATTAAGATATTCATAATTATGCAAAGAGACCTTTACTTGCGGCTTCTCCATATTCTTTAACCTGTGCGTTGTTTAAACGTGTCAGCTTCTGCGTTGCCGCTACACGTTCTCCCAGGTCATATCCTTTAAACATCTTCTCGGCGGCTCCTTCTCCTAATATAGTATCAAGAAAAGCATCAATAATTTTGCATTCTGCAATAATATCATCCGCACTAAGAAGATTCCCTACTCCTACAACATCTTTTTCATAGTCTTCAAGTGCTTTTGCTGTTTTTGTTGCTTCGGGAATAAATTTTCTTGTTGTCTCTGCTTCCAATGCCGAGAAATAAAACTTCTCTCCATTCCACTGAAATGTCTTATTCATGCTGCCTTCTCCTTTCCTATGCTTTTGGTGTGAAAGTCTTTGTTTCCGTATTAAATGTACCTTCTACTGGGTCACCTTTATCGTGAAGTGTACCTTCTACCTGCAGCTCTCCGTCATTATCTGCAAAAGAGGAAATTTCCACTGCAGTATTAAAACACCTTGCCTCAAAAGTATTTTCTTTTGATTCTACTGGTTTATCTAAATCAACACGCACTAAAGAACGTTCCGCATCTCTTCCCGTCTTTCTTAACTTTCCAATAGATACAAAATCCTCAATTACCTTTTCTGAAAGAATCTGGTCCGCTGTAAACGGATGCGTTCCTTCATAAGATGTAATAGAGGAAGTAGAGGATTTATCATTGATATACTTCTTTGAAGAAGTCTGTGCCCCCGGCTCTTCATCTAATTTTTCAAAACCTGTGCCGGCTAACTCATAAGTTTCTCCAACTTCGATATATGCCGCTTCCTGGTATCTCTGTTTTACTTCTTTACTTGTATTCGCCATTATCTTCTAGCCTCCTGTTTATAAATAATCCTGCACTGTATCTGATACTTTGCCTTGTCAAGTTCCGTATCAAACACATAGCCGCATGTGATTGCTTCAATTTTTTTAATTGTCTTGCCGGCATCCAATTCCGGAAAATCTCCTGCCTCAGATACCTCTTCTAACCAGTCTGAAAAATGTTCATAGAATCCGATATTATCAAGATTCTGACGCACTTCTTCTGTGTACAGCTCCCGACTGGAAAAATTAAAAAGACACTGCCGCGTTGTATTCCCGGCAATGTCTCTCTTGGTAACCTGCTGTCCTGGAACAGAATCAATCGAATAGCTCGTGCTATCCTTTCCAAGTCTGTCTACGGAAAGGCTCTTATAATATTCATCAAGATACGGGCATTTCTTTACAATCTCCCGCACCGCTTCCATTACCATCATTTTGCTTTTCCTCCAATATAATCAGCCACGCTCTGGGTAATCTCCTGGCCTCTGTCTGCCCACATTCGCTTATCCCACTCTCTTCCTCTTAAGCCATCGCCTTTATGCTCATAATACTGTCTACGAGCGTAAGGAGTAACATATTCGATAGAATTTTCATGTTCTACGGCTGTATTTTTAAGCGGACCATTGAGGAGCGGAACATAAGGGTCTGTCTTGCGCCTTACCTCACTTACCATATACCTCTGTGCCTGCCCGCCTTTTCCAAGCTTTCTTTGTGCCAATATTGCACTAGCAGGGTCTAACCGAACCTTTACCCTCATTCTGCTGTCACCTTCCAATGCTGCATCGTAGGGCTTCCGTTATCGTTAGTTTCTATAACAGCAATTACTCTTACGCTGCCATATTTATCTTTAAGGTGTTCCACATCTTTCTGCTTTGTAAGTTCGTCTGTAACAACACCTTTAACAATAATATCCTCTGGAGCAAGTGTGAAGAATTTACCCTTTTCCTGCTCTAAATTAAAATTAACCGGAGAACAATATTTTTTCTCCGTATCAATCAGAAACGGAATATACACCTCTGCTACATCGGCACTTACTACTCCAGTATCAGATGGCAGGACCTTTGTTACATCCTGCCAGTTTACTCCTTTAAGTACTGTCCGGTAATATTTATTGCTTCCTTCGTCTCTGTCATAGACTTTATTATAAATCGTCACAGAAGCGTTAGTGATCATCATAAACACCCCCTATATAACAATCCGGTTGTGGCAAGGTAAAGATATGCTGCAGCATACTGCTTTTTTCGGAGAACTTTTTCTTTAATCTGTCCGTCTGCCTGTTCTGTTACATAAGAAACCGACAGCTTTCCAACCGTTTCAGACTTCTTTTCTCCTTCTGTAGATCTTTCAGCTTTATAAATAACTTCCGCAACTGCACAGGCTGCAGCTTTCACTTCCTCTGGAATATTGTTTTCATCCACTTTTGAAAAAGTAATCGCCTTAATATATGTGCTTGCCCTTGTGATCACACGCTGGAACTCTTCATTCGGGATAATATTACCGCCGTACTCTGTCATGTAAAATGCAAGGTCTGCATATCTTACCATGAAATCACCGCCTATCCTCTCGAAATGATTCTTGCAATCGGGATTGCCTTATGTTTGATTGTCTTTTTTGCAGAACCAGCTTTACCATTGTTTACAAGTTCCCAGTTTGCTCCGTTCGCAAGTTCATCGTCCGTAGGAGATTTTGCTACCATAGATTTTCTTGTGAAGGAAATTCCATAAGGTGCAAATACTTTTCTCTGTCTCATGTAAAGCGTATCTTCGCCGCCATGTTTCTTTGGGTCACGATACATTTCATATGGTACCTTTGCCCCGATATCCTCATAATCAAACGCTCCATCCCCTAATACATAAGTTGTATATTTTGTGTAAGCAGGCTGAGCTGGAATATATCCTGGATTGCCACTTGTTCCGCTTTCTTCTACCGCAGCAACTTCTTCCGTTGGCATAGAATCATCAATTAAAACTAAGCGGCCATTCCATGTCGCAAGAGTTAATTCTCTCTCAACTCCGTTTGCATCTGTCTGTGTCATGTATTTTAACAATTTCAGATTTTCAAGATTGGTTGCCACCGTACTGTGCATGATAGCCATCGTGAATTTAGACTTATTGTCTCCGGCCGCTTTCTGAATCGCAGTATTTAATGTATCTGCCTGCGCAACATTTTTGACATTACCATCTTTATCCTTTGCTGTTACATCTGTAATATCATAAGTATGTTCATCAACAAATACTTTGTCATCTTTTCCTGTCATTGCAAAGATTCCTGTTAAAATCTTTGTCAAGGTTAACTGGTCAAGGTCTGCTTTATAATCGCTTACCTGTGCCGCTACATTATCCATGAAGCTGACACCGCCTGTTACATCCTCGGAGAAGTCACGCTCTGTCCAGCCTTTCATACGGCCAATAACGACAACCCCTCTTTCAAATGTCTCTGTTCCTTCGGATTCAAGGTCTGTTTCACCATCATAGTTCTGTGCAGTACCACCAATAAGTCCATGCATTGGAAGAACTGCATAAACGGTTCCCGTCTGAGAGCTAAAGGTACGCTTAATATCCTGATTGCCTTTTAAAGCTTTTGATTTAATCAGTTCGTTTCTCTTTAAGTTTGGGATCCTCTCTGTATAGGCTCCAAAAGCCTGAGGATTAAAACTTTTTGAATCAAATTTCTCTCCTGCCATTTTCTACTCCTTTTTTAAATCTCTGCTCCCGGATTCTGTGCCATATAGTCACACAATTCGGTATATGTCATTTCGCTCGGTTTCTTTCCTCCGACATTGCCAGAACCGCCATTTGTCCCTTTTACAAACTCTGGTGCCGGCTCATCGCTTTCAAACAGATAATCATTATCTGTCTTAATCTGAGCAAGTTGCTCATCTAATCCAACGATTTTCCCATCATTATCATTGAATTTCAGTCCATCCATATCGAGAAGTGCCTTGACAGCTTTGGTATTCTTGGCTTTTGCTCCGGTCAGCGCTGCGGATAATGCATAATCAAATTTCATCTGGGAAATCTGTTTATCCGCATCGGCCTTTGCCTTTTCTGCCGTCTCTTTCCAGTCATCCGCTGCTTTTTTAATTCCATCAATATCCATGTCTTTAAACTTCTGGATTTCGGTATTGGCATCGTTTACCTGTGTTTCAAGAGATTCTGCCTTTAACTTATAGCTGTCTCTTTCCTGGATAACTTTTTCTGCTTTTTTCTGTTCTACTGCAATGTCTTTTCCGTTCTCAGCCATAATCTTATCAATCACTTCCTGGGAAAGATTAAGGCTCTTTAAAAATTCTGTTTTCATGTCTCCTGCTCCTTTCGTACTAGGTTGTTTTAGGCGTGTAACCGACCGCCCCGACCCGACTGTTTAAGGTCTCATCTGCTGACCAATATCCAGTTTAACCCTGCTGGTGGGAGATATTTGGATCACCTCCTATTCTTCTGTGTGACATGTATTTGTTAATTTTCCATACACATCTTCGTAAAGTTCCTGTTTGTCTCCATTATAGGTATATTCGGCATAGATGCCGTCACCCGAAATTGTTGTTGATGCAAGACACTTGTAATTTTGTAATGTCTTACAAGACCAGACAATATATACATTACTGAGGTCAATCTCTACACACGCTTTGTTTTTGCGATACCATTCAACCAATTTTCTTTTGCACACTGATTCAAAGTGTGCCATTCCTGTGATGATCATGTCTTTCTCCTTTCTTGTGCCGGCGCAATTAAATTGTTAAGTCTACATTCTCCATTACTGCTCTTGCTTCAAGTACCGCCATGTAATCTGCCATAGCTTTAAGCTGCATATTGTAAGTGCTGCGTGGGCAGGTAGGTTCAAAGGCAAGTGTTCCTTCGTCCCATTTCTTAAGCATTTTTCTTAATCCATCAAAGCGAATCTCTAACTGCTTATATTCTGCTTTGAAACGCTCTTTGTAATCTTCGCTCATCATGCCTACTGCTGTTACTGGAAGTTTATTCTCATCGTATTCTCTATAAGCCTCTTCAAATGCATATGCTGGAGACCAGCTTACATAATCATCGCTATACTTCACAAGATATCCTGCATCCTCTGAATTTTCGTCCTCTGGAATCTGCCAACCTCTGTAGTTGTTATAATCTCCTCTCGTCATCGGGCTCGCTTCAATTACTTTTGTTCCAACATACTTTTTCATGCTCTTTTACTTCCTTTCTTAAAAATGAGTATAAAAATAACACGTCCGATATATCGAACGTGCTAAAATTCAAATTTATTATTATTTCTGTTGTCCTTCTACCTTGTCTTTAATCAACTGATACCATCCATTATTTTCATTATCAAAATGTGGACAATTATAATCTTTTGCATTCAAATACTTCTTTGGTATTTTTCCGTATGCTTTGCACACCGTCAAATCATCATTTTCATCGAAATCAGACTTTTTACAAGCATCACACAGCGGTATCGGACTAACAACCCTTGCCATACCTGGAAAATCTTCAAAGCTTGGTCCCACTTCGCCTTCACAACGATTTCCATCTTCATCATAATAATAACATTTTTCTGTCATAGGATTGCCTCCGCTTTCATGTAATACCTTCCATTTTCTTTTTTGATATCTTTGATTATATACCGGAAGCCTCTCTTAAACAATACCTCTTGCTGATATTTATATTTTTTAGTTGCTAAACTTTCTATATATAGGCAGCCTCTGTATCCTTTTGGTACTTCTATTTCCAGATGTACATTTCTTCCTCTATACTGAAGGTCTCTAAAAGATGTTGAAGTATATCCAACATTTGTTAATATCTTTCCTTTCAGCATTCGCATATTCTTATCAGAATACTCAAACCCTTTCGGAAATGCATTCAAGAACTCTGGTATCGTATCTCGATGAACGATCATCTTATGCTCAGTGACTCCCTTATCCAATGCAGAGTCCAATAAGTTCATATACTCCCGCTCTTTTTCAATCATTTGCGACTTGCCGGAATACAGTGCCCGGTTTACCCGGTGAGCGGCAAAGCCTGTATATCTTTGCACTGCCAATCTTTCCTCATCCGACAACTTATTGAGCTGCTCCGCCATCTGCATCTTAGATGTATGTCTTTTACTTGCCCATACCGCTTTCTGTGCAACGCTTTTATTAAATCCAACGATATTTCCTTCTGAGTCCAATACTGCATGAACTTGTGTCCTTGCAGACTCATATCTTCTTCCGGTTTGCCTGCAAAATTTTTTAAGAGATTTCTCCTGCTTTTTTAACTCTGCCGACTCACTTTCAAACCTATTTGTCAGCTCTGCTTTTAATGTATTACTATCTGTATTTTTTATTCCAGCGTCATACCCTGTAAGTTTTCTTTTTGTTGCTCTTATCTTCCTTTCTTGTGAGCGCTGCATCTGACTCAACTCATACTCTGTATATTTTTTACTATTGTACTCGTACTTTCTGGCACTATAATCGTCAAGCATTTCCTGTGAATAAGCTGGTGTAGATATTCCAGGAAAGAACGCATGAAAATTGTGCCGACAGTTCCAGCCGCAAAGCCCCGCACCAGTTCCATATCCGGTACTTTCATAAAATGGAGGATATCTGCTATCTTTTCCAGAAACACAAAAGACTTTTCCTTGCCACACTGCATGAGTTGGTCTTGCTCCTGAATGAGCGGTTGTTTCTACATGATCACAGCCAGACTCTTTGACATATTGAAGATTCATTTCCGCTGCCGACTGATTTACCCCGGTTAGAACGGCTCTCCTTACTGCTACGTCTAACTTATCTACATGCCCGGATGGATATAAAACCTCGGTTCCCTGCACCGCCGCTTCCTTAATTGCATCCGCAATCGCTTTATCATAACTAAAAGCCCCGGTCTGTACTTTCATCATTGCTTTATTGCAAGCGGTTATGTAAGCACTTTGCGTTTTAACAGCCGTTGTTAAAGTAAGATTATTAATCTCTTCTTTTGTCTTTCTTACATTTGCTGCAAGAATCTTCTGCATCGTTTCTGACTGATGAAGTTTTATCTCTTTTTCACCTGCAGCTTTATAAATAACTGCTTCATTCTTGAGGTTTCTTACTCCCGCTTCCTCAAAAACTCTTTCTACTTCTGTATTCATATATCCAGAAACCTGCGAAACACGCTTTAGAACATCTTTATACAGAAGCCCCGCTCCCTGCAAAATTTCTGCTTGTCGTCTTGAAGTTTCCGTTATTTCTCCGGTTTTTACAAGACGTTTTGATATATCTGCTATAATCGCTGTGCCTAAGGCATCAACTAGGGCAAGTAGCTGCTCTGAAAATTTTTCAAGGTATTCCGGCTCTAGCATAAAACACCACCTATTCTTCTGCTATCTGAAAACGTTCATCCTGCTGCGGCATCATTTTCAAAGCTTCCTCTTCTGACACACCATACTTGGCTGCAACGTATAATTCTTTTCGGATAAAGCCGGCAACCGCATCCTGCTGCATACTGGCAAGTTCCTGTTCTTTATCAATTACGATAGAATCATCCCAGTCAAAGCTCATCTCGTATTTCTTTCTGCCAGAAAGTCCAGAAAGTTGAGCCATGACATCCATAGCATATACTAACTGTTCTAATGCAGTCTGTAATGACTTTTGGATATCGGATACTGTACTATAGGAACGCTGCTTACTTGCTTTAATCTCTTCCGCGGTCTTATCAACGGTATTTGGGTCACTTAATGTCCCGTAAGCAAGTCCTACGTTAAACTCTATCCTGCGAAGAATCGCATTAAATCCATTAATAAGGTTCTCATCACGAATAGCCGGTGCAAACACTTTGTATTTCTCGGCATTATCATCAAGGTCCATCATGCGAAACAGTCTATCCTTGCCCTTTGGAAACTCATAATTTCCCTTATCATCCTTTTTAAACAAGGTAATATCTGCATCAATCGCAAGCTCCGAACCCTCAAACTCCCAAAGGAGTCTTGTCCACTGATTGTCCGCTTCCTTAATATCATTGATAGCTCTGGAATATACAGAAACACCAAGAGGCGATGTATCATCCACATTGTTCGCATTAGGAATCTTGAAATAGGCAAACAGTGGCATCTTTACATTCTTAAGCGTAACTTCTTCCTGCAGATTAGCCCATTCCGGTACAGCAGTAAGAGGAACTTCTTTCCCCAAAACCTCAACATTATCAAGGTCCTGTTTCACAAAAGCTTTGTTGTTTATGTGATACATTGTGCCTTCGTGTTGATGATATTCCAGTCTGGTATATACCTTTTGCCCTACCGTTAAGCTCTCAGCAAATACCGCTGCCGTAACTTCTCCTCTGGAATTAAACTTCGTAGGGAAGAACCTGTCTGCTTGAACCATATCTACCTCTATATGGCCTTCTGATGCATAAGGTTTCATTGCTAACCCGCCCTTAGCACAGGCATATTCTGTATATTTACGGATGTCACTGATAACCGCTTGGTACTCTTCGTTAATGAAGTCATTCCCTGTAACTTCTGTTTTCAGTTCCAGCGTAACAAGTCTTGCGAACTCTCCGGCAATAGCAGCAGGCAATCCACAAAGCTTTATATTCTTTTCCTTCCAGGGCGGTTCATTTTTATACATCTTAGCCCAGAGATCAATCCCATTCGCCATTTTGTCAGATACCGCTACCTCAACCCCGATGGCATCTTTTATTTTTTCTCTTCCGAGCATCTTTCTAATCACCTGCCCTATTCTTTCGATAAATTCTTTTATCATCTATCTCAACTCCATTTTCGTTCCCGTCTTATGATGGTATAAGCAAAATATCGTGCAGCATCCATGCAGTGATCGAACTGCTTTACTGGCTTATCCTCTCCACGTTCAATTGCCTTTTCATCCCAGATATAAGAACCAAATTCTTTAATCGTTTCTTTGCAATCTTTAAGAAACAATAAAACTCCCAGATTAAGAAGATTTCCAACAAAACGTATCCCATCGAGAACATCGTTCTTTGCTTTCTTAACCTTGAAGCCCCTTTTCTTAAGCTCTGCAATAAAGGAAGCTGCGGCCGGATCCACAATGATTGATTCTATTTCAATCCCACTGACGAACTCTTCCATATCATCCGCATACTCACCATCTGTTTTTTGCTCCGCTTCATCTCTTCCAGAATAGTAATATTCTTTTGTAGCAACCCACTGCCCTTTTCGGTTCTTCTCAAAGAGCAAGAAAACAGTTGCGTTCTGGGTACCGTAATCAACACTTACATACTTCCTACCGACATAGCTCTGCGGCTCTGATATGACGTGCTTTTCTTCACTGAACATATCATAGATAATGCCTTCCGCTACTGCCCAAAGGCCTAAGATATACCGTTTATAAAACACACCGGTATACATGGAGCGGTATCTCTTCTTAATCCGCTCCGATAGGCTGAGGTTATCATTCATCGTGAAATGAAGATATACTATCTTCTTTTTTTCTGCTTTATCAATCCAATCCGTTTTAAACCAATGATACGGGCCATCCGGATTGCAGTTAAACCAATACTTTGAACCGTCTACTGAGCATCGTCCTGTTGCCTGATTCACGAAAGACTCTGGCATCAAGGCAACTTCATCAAAAAAGACCCCTGCCAAGGTAATACCCTGAATGAGGTCTTGTGAGCGTTCATCCTTGCCACCAAAAATATAAAAATAATTTTCCTTTCCATTTCTGCGAACAATTACGAGATTGTCCGCTCTATGGTCTTCTACATAGTAACCGCGGCTTTTAAGCATCAGTTTCAGCCAAAACAAAACATTTCGCCTGAAAGAACCGATTGTTTTTCCACACATCGCAAAGTTTTGACCGTCAAACGATTCCATTGCCCACATCGCAAATGAGAGCGACATAGAAACTGTCTTTCCTGACCTAATCGCTCCGTCTGCTATGATGCCGTCCATGTCATGAACTGGTGATTCTGGCATCCACCAGGTAAGGATTTTCTTTTGTTTACGGGAAAATGGCCTGAATTTAAAAGCTGCTTTCTTTACTCTTCTTCCCATACTCCGGATACCTCGCCTTTAAGCGCTTCTAAGAAACCATCATCTTCGGTTTCTTCCTCATCCACACCAGATATAATTGCCGTCTTCGCCCTGATCTGCTCAATCCTAGCCTTCTGTTCTTCTGTTGCTAATTCATAATTACTATGCAACAGTTCATCATATTGCTTTATCAAGGACCTTAATTCTCCCTGTGCCCTTGCCTGTGCTTTTAAAAATGTTGCCTGTTTATCCCATGCCTGTTGTACCTCCCATTTTTCACCTATAACATTTCCCTCTTTTTCCTCTATCTTTTCAATCGTCTTATCCTCATGGTCTTTTACATACATGATCTGCTGCGCTCTTACGATGGCTGCATAAGCAATCTGTATGTTCTCCCAGAGAATATCAAGAGGATTTTTCTTCTCGATATCCTGGATAATAGAAAAGGTTTCTTCTGGAAGATACTTCGAGAAGAAACCATGCTTTTCTGCGTTTTTATTATTAGGCTGACCGCCTTTCTTTTTATTCGAACGTTCGCTTTTCTTATCCGAACGTTCGTTATCCCATTTATAAGTACTTTTCCATCGCCTAACTGTTCCTTCTGGAAGATTTAGTTGACTTGCAATCTCAACTAATTTCAGTCCTTTCAGGTATAGTTCTTTTGCCTGAATTATTCTTTCGTCCGGCTTTCTCGGCATCATCACCACCTCTTTATTCGTTTTGGAAATATCCCCTCCAGGAATCGAACCTGGGACATTACTCTACCACTGAGCTAAGGGGATAAGAAAAAGACCACACATTTTGTGCGGTCTTGAATTACTATATTATCTCACTCTATAATATCATCTCTTTTTAAAATACTTTAATAAATTAATATTTTCGATCTTGTTTATTTTTTTCATCCAATATATCTTGATATTCCGTACGTTTTTCCAATGGGATAATGTCATCAATATATGCTTTTGCATTTGCCTTCAAGCACATATATTTTTCTGGATATTTAATTTTAAGTATCGATATAATAAGAATTGATAACCGACGAAAATATTTTAATTCCTCTTTCAAATTTCTTTTTACATATGTATTGAATCTTTTCATATTATTTATATTTTCAGGCACTTTATTAATATCTGTATGAATATATTTACATGCTTCTGAATATATATACTTAATTTGACTTTTGTATTTTGTTAATATATTCTTTTCAATACCACTACTTCCATTATCAATACAAGCAAAGAGATCTTCTAAATTTTTCATAGCATAATCTTGAGATATATATCTCAAGAAACTCTCTATAGTATTTCTATATAAAAAATAAATTAATCTTATATCCCCAATGATTACACAATTTAATAGTGAACACATATTTAACAAAATATTATTAAGTAATTGAACTTGTTTTTCTTCTCCAGATGTATATTGGAACAAAACTCTTAATCCGGTATAATACTTATTAATCTCTCGTATAAACTCTTTTCTAGAATTAATTTCTTTTTTCTTATAGACTTTATTTAAAATATTCATTGAGTTTGCTGTATTTTTCTCAATGGTGCGTTTGAAGTCACTAACCACATCCATAAATTATAGCTCCATTCTTTCTATCACACTATAAATATCAACTTTTTCTAAATCATCATTATTGTTTATTTTTTTTAATATCTCAAATAACTTATTCAAATAATTATTTATTTCATCTTCATCTGTTATTTCTTTAATTATTCGAACTATTTTCCCGCAAATTGTTGTACGTGAATGAATCATATAATCACTTAAGGAAATTCCAAAATTATTTTTTAAAAAAGTAGCAATATCTTTGTTTTTTCTAAAAATTTTTTTTGATAAAATTAAATTTTGAAGAATAGAAATAAACAAAAGTTTCCTAACTACCAAAATATCCGATAATTCAGAATCCATATTACTCCTTTCTCTTGTATTTAAATATTCTTTTATTAAATCCAGCGTATTATTATCTATCATTCAAGCTTCCTCCATTCACTGCACAATTATATACATCTAAAAATTCCCTAGTTAATTTTAATATCGGACTTTTACAACCTTTCGTTTCATACATCAATTTTTGTTCTTCACTAGCTCTTGCGATTCGGTTATTTATTATAATGGTCTGCTCAAACACTTTACTGAATTTATATTTTTCTCTTATTTCACGTAATTTCTCATCATGATATCCGCCTGATCCCTTTTGTACAAGGTTCGCTATAATACCAAGTCTTTGTATTTTCGCATTTTTTGTTCTGCGATTATTAAATTTTCCAACAATCTTTTCAAACAGTGATAAGCCTATTGTAGATAAATAATCTGGCTTGATTATTAACAAATAAAAATCAGAGGCTTTAAATGCAGAGGTCGTATATACTGACTGCGTAGGCGGACAATCAATGAAAATAAAATCATACTTATCTCTCAAACTGGCATTATCTATAAATAAATTTAATGTATCTGTTGCTGTTCCATCTGTATCAACTATATTTGTCATTCTTAAATCGCCACATATCAAATCTAAGTTTTCTCTTACATTATATATAATTTTCTCACTTATAGAACTTTCAGAGCTTGAAACTGAATCTGGTTCTTCTCCGCTAATACCGTACAAATCATCTTCTGCACTATCCTTATAAAGCCAGTAAATAGTTTCCTTTTCTGTATATTTATCATCAATCACTTTTTGAATATTTTGAGGATTTAATAAATATTGTGTAGCATTCATTTGTGGATCAATATCAATCAATAATATTTTTTTACCTTGATCAGCCAAACAACCGGCTATATTTACACAAACTGTTGTTTTTCCAACTCCACCTTTCATATTCATGAAAGATATAATATTTCTTTCCATTTGTTTCCTCCGTAAAACATTTTTCTTTATTTTACAATATATATCGATAAATTTCCATACTACTACGAATTTTTTATATAACAAAAAATACCCCACATTTCTGTGGAGTACCTTCTGAAAAAATGTTTTACAAAGGAAAACTACTTATCCTGTCTTCTCAATTTTAAATTTTAACACACTTCATCGTAACATGTGTAACATTCGTAACAAACTTTCATTTTTCTTCAAAAAATCTTTTAAGTTCCATCTTTAACCCTCCGGAGGTACTTCCTTTCATCCGATCGGCTACTTCTTCCCATGTAAGTTTTTTCTCATATCGAAAGCGGATAATTCTCTGGATACGGATTGGTGCCTGGTTAATGACTTCTAGTGCCTGCAGTCTGACGCTGTTTGCTTTTTCTCTCCGCTTAGAAAGAATATCCCTTTCTTTCGTCAAGCGTTCATTGCGTTTCTCATCATACGCAAGCCCTTCGATGTTAAAGGACTGTTGTGTATATGGATGCTCATTCATGCTGCCTTTTACCTTGTCAGAAGTGACTACAGACTGTTTCTGTTCAAGCTCTGCAATATCATCCTCCGTCTCTCTGACTAACTCGCAGGCATCTACATAATCATTGAGAACCTGTTTTATGTTCAAGATAACCACCTCCTGCTATCTATAAATCTTGCCTGTTTTCTTGTCTCTGAGTTTAATCCGTCCGAATACTTCAAGTTCATCTATTGCTGCCACCGCTTTCATTGCATTTATTGTTCTTGTCACTGAATCCGGCGACTTATCCGCTGCCTTAATCGCATCATGAGCTGTCTTGTCTTTATAGTGTTCGTGATTTCGTGTATCCATCCTACCACCTCACTTATTAAGTATGCAAAATACAAATCCTGTATAAATTATCGCTACTATGATTACTATTGCTTCTGTTATACTCATTCTTGCTCCATTTCTAATTGTCTTCTTGTTTCTTTTCTCAGACCTTTAATACAACAAACCGCTGCCCCGCCAATCTTTACATTAAACCAGCTACATTCTGTACAAATCTGGCCTAAACCGCCTGTGTCATAACATGCTTTGTAGTCTTCCGCCATTTCTTTTGACACATGCAATCTCACTTCCACATGCGGTGCTGGAAAAATTTTAATTGTTTTTGCTTTCTTCATTTAATCGTCCCTTTCTTTTACTTTACAAATAAACTGGTTATTATTTCTTGTGTATAATGTTTTTTTGTCAAGTATCTCTTATTTTTCATGTTATTTTGTAAATTTCCGCTTATATATGCTCATGCAACTCCGGTGGTCCGAACGACTGAGGCTCCAGCTCCATCAAAACATTATATCTCTCAACATGTTCATCCGGTGCAATCTCATCATTCATAAGCTCCTGCTCCAACTTATCATATTCAGCATCTATTCTCTCTTTAAACTCCTGACGGCTTATTTGTCCTTCAACGAGCATGCGTTCTAAAACTCTGTATTCGTTACTCATAATTTACTTTTTCCTCTTATTCACCTGTTTCGTATGCTCCGCCACTCTCTTGCAGCCAGCTTTCCATCTCTGGTAGGCTTTACCTTGCTTACATGGCTGATTCATTCCCTCACAACGGTCTCTTTCGGGACATTTCACACATGGATTAATCATCTGTTTGCTCCTTTCCTCTTATTCAGCTTCTCTGCATATTGTTTTAATAAAATATCACAATCTACAGAGCAACCTTCCTGACAAAATTTTTCTACTTCCTTGTCTGTTAATCCGTATTCCTCTTGCTTATTTTCGAATAATATTTGACATGATCCTGTCATAATACTAATCTCTCCTCGTCTTTCATAGAATCATCTGGTCTATACGGTTCTGGCAGCGGCATCCATGCTGTTACAAAACAACCTAAAGATGCATATGTTCTGCCTGTAAATGGAGCATAAAAAGCTCCTCCCTCATCATCTACTTTCCAAGTGCCTACAAGCGGCTCCTGCTTCTCATTTGCAAATGATAACAATACATGTTCTCCGTTCTGGGGTGTTTTTTCTTCTAACGGTATCCATTCACAAATTTTAGGCTGCTCTTCAATCAGCTTAATTACGTTTGTGCCTACAAGTAATCTCTCTTCACATTCCTTAATGAGTCTTTTTTCGTCAATCATCTCTTTCTTCTCCTTTCTGCAGCTTTTCGCATATCTTCCCAATCCTTTCTTAAGTCTTCTGGGAATACTTCCGGATTAACTACTTCTTTTCTGGCTTCCAACTCTGCTCTAATAAACTTTTGTTTTGTTAATTCTGTTCCTGCTTTTTCTAAGATATGCAGTGCTGTCTCTAAGTCTTCTTCTGTCAGCTTCGGATCACAAAGAAATGAAGTCAAATAGGGGGGCTCTGCTTCTAAATCATGTAAGCTTCTTTCGATGATTCTTCTGACATTGTCTGTGTAAGCCTCAAGAGGGATATCTATTTCAATCTTCTTCATTCTTCCTCCTCGATGTATTCCATCTGGCTTGCAGAAACTTCGTAAGCTATCTTATCAACTACCTTACCTTCTCCAATTCGTTTCTGATATTCTCTGCTTTGAATACGTCCCCGTAACTGAATCCTGCTTCCCACTGTAAGGTTACCTGCATATCTCGCATTACGTCCCCAACATATGCACGGAATATAATCAGACTTGCCATAAGCCCTGTTTACAGCCAATAACACATCTGCAATTTCTCTTCCAAGAGGTGTTGTTCTATATACTGGCTCTTTACAGATATATCCATCAAGAAAAATTTCATTGGGATTTCGATTCTCTGCACTGTCTATCATCTCAATCTCTTTTGCAAACAAAAATAAAACCACGCGATTTTTATCGCTTTCTTGTTTGTTATGAGATCGGAACTGACCTCGCGCCTCTAAAAACTGACCAATATGCGACTGTTTCACATCAATAAGGCGTTCTGATACCAGCAGCGGAATAATGTCACTTGAGTGACTGAGTCTGCTCACTTTTAACTTCACAAAATAGAATCCTTCGCCAAAAACCTCATGGTTGAATTCAAAATCAGAGATAATTTCTCCTGCAATTACTGCCTGGTTATTTTTTAAAATTTTTTCTATCATGTTTACTCCTTCTCCCCGGCATTGCCGGGGAATCAATGGCATATAGCTCCGTGTTCGCACATGGAGCGGTTAACAAGTTGCTGTAATGTAAAAATCCTCTAAAGAGGCGTGTCCAGCTTTAAGCGACTAAAATATTCTTCTATCTTTTCTGCTGTTTCTTCTGGATTCTCTGTATCAAAGGCAATATTAGCAATCTCTTTCATATGTCTTAAGTCTTCTCTCAAAACTTCTTCTTTTATTCCTTCTACAATCAGCACGAAATCCATCATGTAGTCCGCAAGATTCCCTTCCATCTCTACAGTCAATTTTTCAGTGTCTGTTTTTATCATTGTTATCTACCTCCCGTGAGCCTCTCTTCCAGTGCACCGTAATCATATTCACGCTGCTCAAAATTGTGAAATCCATTCCTGCTTGCCTGCTGCTTAGCGGGGTTCTCCTGCTTGCTATTACGTTCCCAAGTTCTCACACACGCCTTCCAGTCTTTCATTTTGTTCTTCCCCACCATCCAGTTCTTCGATGTGTAAAAATCTACGAAATACTCCGCATCGATACTGTTGCCTCTTTGCTCACAGTAGTCCCTCACTTCCTGAATAGTCGGTGGTTTGAAGATTGTGCGTGTTTTTTTAGATATATCGTCAGATATATCTTTTTTTATCTTAGTCTCTGTCTTATATCTATTTATGTCAGCCTTTTGTACTTCCTTTGTGCTTCCTTTGTACTTCTTTTGTACTTCTTTTGTACTGTCATTTGTATTGTACAAAATGCAGTACTTAGTGCATGTCCCTCGCTTTTTTGAAGATATAAAATCAATCAACCCAAGTTGCTTCAACTCGTTCCTGGCACGAATAAAGGCTTTCTCACTAATACCCATTCTTTCGCTCAGACTTACGTTAGTGCGAGAGAACCATTGTTCCCAAACGCACCTATTGTTGATCATTAAAAGTGTATGAAAAAGCAATTGCGCATTTCCAGAAACGACGTTGCACTCGCAAAAATCGTAAAAATTATTGAGCATATCTAAATATGTCATAAGACTCCTTTCAGGACTCAATATTTAATTTTCTATGATTTGTTTTCTAAGTTACTTATACTGACCTCCACTCTTGGAGAGCCTGAATAAAATTTCTCCATGGATAACGAGACAATCTGCGTATCATCATGATAAGCGACCTTATTTAACGCGTCTAAGATACTCTTTATAACATTATCTAAATCCGGCTTCTTTGTCGGCCGGATAAGACCGGCAAGCATCTGCTGCCGCTTTTTCTTGCTCGTATTCTTTGCGATCGGGTAATATGCTATGATATTTGCTCTAAGCTCCTCATCCGCATCAAAGGGATGAACCCCGGTCTGATAATAGCAGGTCTTTATCAGATTCTCATAAAGTACCGTTCCATCTGGAGTATAAGAAAATGTACGACCGTTTGTGTGTACGGTTCTGGCCCGGGCCTTTCCTTTCGGAGGGCCGGGCACTGTAAAATGAATTTCCGTCATTGCTTTAATCCTTTAAAAAAATGTCTGCTGGCCTTCTGGTGCCTGCGAACGTCCCTGATCAGATGTCGGCTCCTTTATAGCAGAGGCCACCACTTCCGGCTGTATCATTGCCTTTTCTTCGATCGCTGCAGCTTCTACTGGAGGAACATAAACCTCACCAGCAACATCTTCCGCAAATCCCTTTTCCTCTGCGGTATACATGCCTCCGAATGCTGAAGGAAATGCTTCTCTTAAGGCCTGTACTAATGCAACCTTGCGGATCATTGTAGATGGCTTCTTACTCCACTGGGCATTTAAGCTTCCGTCTTTCTTTCTACCGGCATATTCGTCAAAGGAAACCTCTGCTTCGTATGCATGAGTGCGATCAGTGCGGTAAACTTTCGCCCATCCTCCGAGAATCTCTTCCGAAGGCAGCTTAAAGCAACCGGTTCTATGTGTTATTTCCTGCGTCTGTGCATCAAGAACAATAATTCCGGCTTCAAAGCCATCATAATTCTCATTTGCCTCTGCACGTTTCATATAAGCTTCTTTGCCGATAACCATCGTTGCTGGCTCACTTCCATACTTAATACAGTAAGCCTCTTTTGCCCATGGATTGAGACCGCTATTCTTGCAAAGATTCATAAACATGATAACTTCATCTACTGTGACGTTATCCTTGCTTCCGGAAACCATGTACTGCTTTACAATCTCCGGAGTAAGTTCAATCTTCATACCTCCTACCTCGTAGGAAGCGGACTGAACATTCTGAAAAGCCTCTGTTCTCTTTTTTGCCAATGTGTTTGATACTGCCATTTATAATTCCTCCTTCTCTAAAACCTCTACTTTCTCAGCATTGTTTTTTAATTTCATTAACACTTCGTTCAAATAAGCAAACTGTGTTTCGTTCGCTGTAATCTCAATCACTACTCTTTTACGTCTGAGTTTTGCAGCCTGCTCCTGATAACTTTCTGCGATAGCCGGCTGCTGTGTAACAATACCTGCCGGATCCGGCTGTTTTTCCGGAATAGGGGCAGACTGTACCTTACCGGCCAGTTCTACCCTGGCGGCCTCTTCTTTTCTCTTACGCTCTTTTTCTTCTGCTTCCTGCTTCTTTTGTTCTTCGTAAAGAGCTTTCTTCTTTGCTGTATCTTCGAGCTGCTGTTTTTTTGCCATAGCAGCCATGAGGTCAAAGTCTTTTAAATACTCTTCCTTCATCTCATAGATATAAGGACTGTTTTCTGCATTGATAATCTTTAAGTCTCCGTCTATCTTTTCCCGAATAGTGATAATCTCCTCTTTTATGGATTTTAATGTTGTAGAGACGTTCAGCCAGGATTCTTTAAAAATCTTATCAAAAGGAATTGTTCTGTCCAGATCACCGATGCACTCCTTATAAATCTCTTTGACTTTTGCAAGCTTCTCCTGCCTTAATCCTTCTTCATATCCTTTTACCTGTGTATCGATATTCTCGATTGCTCCATTGATGATCTCAACCAGTTCTTTCTCCTTAACAGCAAAATCTTCATAAGGAAGCATAACCTCTTTTTTGATTTCTTTTCTCTTATCCTCAAGGGCAGTAACTAATTTTCTTAAATTCGCTCTATCCTGCTTTGCATCTTTTATCTGGTCATCGCTATAAACGAGATTCAGATAATCGCTTGATTTTTTTGTGATCTCTTCTTTTAGCTCTTCAAAGTTCCAATCGATCGCTTTTAAGAAACCGTCTGCCTGTGGGTTATAAATCTTTAACTCCATCGCTATTTCTCCTTTTTAAATTTCCGGAAGAAGAAGTCCCGGCTCCTGTCCGCTTTGCAAGCTGTGCCAGAACGCTTCCTCCTCTTCTTTTAACATCTTGATATCCGAGAGGACTTCTTCCCTCTCAATGTGATAATGTTTCGTTGTCAGCCTCACTTCCCCATCTCTTACACGCTTAAGCTGTGCTTTTAACACTACGAAGTCATACTCTGTGACTAAGAGATAGTGAAGGACCTGTATGTAATAATTGTCCGGTATCCGATTATCCCATTTTTCCCACTGCATAGACTGTAAGATATTTGTTGTCTTAATCTCTAAAATGCCTCTCCGTCCATCTGGATCCATCAGTTCACCATCCAGTGAGGCATGTGCCCAGGGATATTTTTTATTGATGATCATGTTGTTGTCGTAATACTCCACTTTGTATTCCGGATAGTCTAAAGCAAACAATGCTCTAAGCAGCGGCTCTGCATCGTTTCCATACTTGACATATGATTTGCCCGAAATATCTACAGGAGACATCTGTCCTTTCTTCTCCATCCACAGTTCCTGATTTGTTTTATATGGATTCAGTCCAAGGATAGCAGAGGCATCGGAACCGCCGATGCCCTTACGATTTACCAGCCACTCTTCCATGGAATCAAATTGGATTCTTGTAATATCTGTTGAAAGCTGCTCTCTCTTCATGTTGTCTCCAGAAAACTAAAACGCTGCATTAACATCTGCATCTTTTCTTCCAATTCTCCAACACCCTCTAAATTTTCTATGCGCCCCCCTGCCGGTTGCGCCAAAATAACATCGCCTAAAATTGGTATACCAGTTTTGACATAACCGTACAAAAAGGAGGCTACTGCATTTGCGCTTGGACAAAAACCATTTACATCTTTAGGTTTGTAACCGTTTTTATCCAACATCATAAGAACGGGGCACTTAAAAAAATCATACAACTCATTTGTTGTAACTACTTCTACAGGACCGCCCATGGCATCCATGATCGCTCTATTGTTGCTAAAATCCACATCCACGATAGAAATCTTATTATCTGCGGTTATCTTAATTGTCTTCATTTCGACACCTCGTTTTTTCTTTAAATCTAAGTTAATCAGCTTTATCAATGCGACTTTACGTCTTAACAGGAGCAGCGATGTTGGCTCCTGCTCCAGAGCCAGCTCGTTTTGTTCCCACTTACGCATTAAGAAATTAATTATCATATTCTTCACCTGCTAATTTTTCGAGATATGCGATACATTCAAGGTATTCTCGTTTCGTTGCATCAGAATCATAACCCAAAGGCATCTCAAAGCCCTTATCCCAGTTTTTTTCTTCGGAAATTTCACCTTGCATAGTGAGTACATCTATTGAATAGTTAGCATATCTAAAAAGGATATAATTTCCTGCCTGCTGTGCTGCATGTACTTTCCCAACCAAAAGTTTGATATCTTCTAAGCTTAAGGTTCTATTCTCCATCACTTTCATCAACTCCAATCTCTTCCATCAATGCCTTGATTACTGCTTCGATACCATCTTCTACTTCTTTTTTTGATAATACTCTTGGCTCGCCGTGAACCAATCTGGACATTCTTCTTCCGACTTCTCCTTCGACTTTTGCCGTCATTCCGATTTTAAAAGCCTCCTCTAATTTTTCAGCAAATCCTTTCGGTAAAATCTTTTTCAAATCTCGTGTAATAACTGCAAATTCGAGAAGAAGCATCCCTGGTTCTCCATCAATTACTATGATTTTTGTTTTTTCTTCAATCTTAATCATAATTTCTCCTTCCATTTTTCCATTTCTGTGTTACAATTTAATTGTTATTATTTTCTATGCGCCTGTTGGAGTTGCCGCTTCGCAGGTGCATTTTTTATATTCTTCCAAATCTATTCCCTGCGCTTTAGCAAACGTAATGGCATTAATAAAATAGATAGGTCTTTTCTTGTTTCTCCCTGGCAAAGCCTGCGCCCATGAATACATACCCTGCTGAATAGCAAGTGCAAGTGCTCGCTGTGACACGCCCATGATTCCAGCCGTCTCCGTGAGTGTAAGTCGCGGAATCTTAGGATATGATATACTTGGTTCTTTGAAGTTTTCGTTTCCAAAGTAATCTTCTGGCATCCCTATTGCTGTAGCAATCACGCCCTGTCTCTTCTTGGATGGTATGTTTTTGCCTGATAGATACTGACAAATAGAACTTTTATTTATGCCTGTTAATCTGGATAGCTCTGCCTGAGATATATTCTGTTCTGAAAGTATGTATTTTAACTTTTGAGAAAATGTCATGGTTTCACCTCCTCTCCAACTATTCTTGACTTTTCATAAATTCTCTCATATTCTTTTTATACAGGACGCTGGCACGTCCAAGTACGAAAGAAAGGAGTTATTATTGTGAATGATGATTTAATAAAATCTGATAACTGGAAAACTTCTGACACGAAAGCTTTAATCTCTGAGCTTCGTAATTCGTTATCAGTACAAGCGTTGCCTGCTTCTGGTATAGGAAAATCAATTCTTGAATCATATATCAAAGGATTTACTTCTTCGACTGGAAAATGGGATACATCCTCACTTGTTTCAGCCGCAGCACTTTCTGGTAATATTGCTAAGCAATCAATTGAAATATCTAGTGCCGCCGGCATTGCTCATTTGGTAAATGAAGAATTAACTAAGAGTATCTCTTCCTCATTTAATACCGAATCAGCAAACACTTTTGAAAAATTTTTCCCTCCAAATGAAGATTATGTAACTCTTGATAAGGATTCGATTGAGACATTCGAAATTCCTGAATCAATAGCTATTCCTCTTGGAAAATACCGAGTAAAAATGTCTACGGATGTGTTTATCAGTATAATTTCTTTACTGGTATCCATTATTTTGAGCACATCAATCGCCTTATATCAATCCAGCCAAGGTCCTACTAAATCTGAAACCCAACAAATTCAACTTGATGAAACTCAAAATGCACTTCTCCAGACTCAGAACCAACTTCTTTATGATTTATTACATAGCATAGATACATCTTCCTCTAGTGAATCAGGATCCCTGCAATCTTTAAAGAAAGCAGTCGAAGAACAGAATTTACATCTATCAAGGATTGAGAAATCTCTTGATTCAATCGAAAAATCTCTCGATAATAATGCATCATCCGGCAATACTGAATCTGAAAAATAATACTAATAATGAGAAATCCCATCTGCGTAAGCAAGAATGCTATTCTTAAATTTCTGACTTGCTTACGCAGTTTTTGGATTTCTTCTTTATTTTCATCCATATCTCGCCTCCTATCCTGCTTTCTCAGCCATCTTGTTTTCTTAGTTTCCCTTTGTTATAATTTCCCTAATCAAATATGAAAGGAAAATTATTATGTCTTTAAAATCGGTTTTGTCACTATTTACTCGCTCAAACATCACTCTCTTTCTTTCCATTTGGGGAGCTGTTGGCTCAACATTATCCTGGCTCTATACCTTTTACAAAAATCACAAGCATTTTTCTATTGAAATAATTGGATACCATCCTTCTTCAACTGGCTTATTACTCTATGTACGATTCTCCAATCATTCAGAACTCCCATTATCAATAAACGAAATAGCTGTTCTACATAACAATCATGAATACATCAGTAATAAAATTTCTGTAAGAGTTTTAGAGCAGATTCATAAAAGTGGAAAACAAATTATTAGTCAGCATGATTTTTATTCCATGCAATTTCCAATTAATCTTTCTCCGTTGTGCGGAGATTCTGGTTATTTGTTCTTTTCTGCTGAGAAAGATGACTTTCCACCTCTTTCCAAGCAGGTGACTCTGATAATTCGCACCAATCGCGGCCGGGAAGTCCGAAAGACACTATCACTTGGGAATCTTCTTGATTGATGTATCTTTTTTCAAACACTTGTACTTCTCGGTATTTTTTAAACCTTGGCTCCGGACGCAAAGTTTGGAGTTCTTTTCTTATGAGAACTAACTCGTTATAAATTTTTCTTAAAAACATATCGTTCCCTATCCTGCTTTCTAATTTTGATTAGTGAATTAAATTCAACATTTTAATTAAAAAAAATAGAATCGCGTTCTTTTTTTGTAAGACGTAAAATTCGAGTCAACGAAACAATTTCAGAGGCTCTAAAATCTGGATTATTCATTCTATTATAAAATGTTTCCCTGCCAACGCCCATTTTTTCTGTTAAAAAAGAAATACTCATTCCGGATTCTTTTATTTTTTCCTTAAGAAGTTCCACATTAGCCATCTTTTTCCCTCCTTGTTCAATATTTATTTTGGTGAATTACATTCACACCTGTAATATATCATCTCGTTGAATATATGTCAACATTTTTCATCATTTTTGTTGATTTATTTTCACACACATGATATATTGACTCTGGAAGGTGGTGATATTATGTTGCTACTCTATAAAAATATCAAGAAACGTCGATTAGAAATTGGAATGTCTCAAGAGGAATTAGCCCAAAAAACTGGCTATACGAGTCGTTCATCTATTGCTAAAATCGAAAAAGGCGAAGTTGATTTACAGTTGTCTAAAATTAAACTTTTTGCAAATGCCTTGCGTGTTAGCCAATCGGAATTGATGGGATTGGAAGGAATTGCAACTGCTGCAACTGCTGAATTTTTAGCCGACTTAACTCTTGATCCAGAATTATTAGAGTATACAACAAAACTTTCTAAAATGCCTAATAGCCATAAACATAAAGTCTATGGCTATATAGATAGAATTGTAGAAGAAATTAATTAAAGATACTGGGGACTAGCACCCCCAGTTTCTTTTTAATTTTTCAGCAAATACAAATACGAACTCGCAAAACGTTTCATTTTCGCAATTGCTAATTAATTTGAGAAGTTTCTTTCTGTACATTATGTAACGCTCCTTTCTTCCGAAAGTATGTTCGATTTTATTCCATTATATAACTCGAACATATTTTCGTCAATATGTAATTTTTGGAATTAAATTTCCCATCATTAATAGTATGTCAGAATAGCCATTCAAATAAATTTCTCCTTTCGAAAGCGATTATAACAGATTTTAAAATTGGACGATTTTTCTGTAGAAGTTTTTTTGTCATTTCTATCGGTTTGTATAGTGTGGATAATTTTCTCTATTATTCTTCCAAATTTTGTGTACTTATTTCATATTTTGTTGTATAATTTTACTTGTAACTATTTGATTTTTTCATTAATACATAAAAAGGAGTAAGAAATTATGAAAAAGAAAAAGATAATACCTGCAATAATCATTCTTTTGATAGTTATTGTTGCAGGTTCCTGTTTCTGGTATTTCCAGTACAAAAAGCCACATGATGAAGCTGTTGCTAATTTCAATAAGGCAGTTTCTGCTTTAAAAGAAAGTAATAAGCCATTAGACGAGGCAGTATCATCTCTCAAATCTGTAATTGATTCAAAAGAAGAACCCCTGGATCCAGCAACACTCACCACAGCAAAAGGTAAATTATCGGATGCTAAAAAAACTGAAATGAAAGTTCCAGAAATGCCAAAGAAGACAAATGATATTAATACAGCAACTAAAAAAATATCTACCATTCCGGATTATTCAAATATTATAGCTACTCTTTCTGAGGCACAGACTAATTTGGAAAATAGCATCAAACAGCTTAAACAGGTAACAAATCCTTCGGAAGATTTTGTAGTGGAACGTTTGAAACAGATTAAGAGTATTTCCGGAGTTGAAGCCGTTACCGAAAAAACAGATATTAATAGGCTTTTAAATAAAAACGGTGGATATACCGCTTGTGTGTATTTCTCAAGTAAGAAAGTAAAACAGGATTATGTTTATGGTAATACCATTGCTGAAAAGGGAACAGATGGCGGTGGAGCTATTGAAGTCTTTGCTTCTGCCAAGGATGCAAAGAAACGAGAATCTTATCTTGCTTCTTTTGATGGAAATGGCATGATGGATTCAGGCTCTCACATTGTTCTTGGTACTGTTTTGATTAGAACATCAAGTCAATTGACTGCTACACAGCAGAAAAAACTTACAGAGCAGATTTCGAATAAATTTACAGAATTACAATAAATAAATTTGAAAGAGGAAAACTTATGAAAAAAATTTTGGGATTACTACTTGCTATGATTTTAGCAATTGGAATGTGTGGATGTTCTTCTGGAACTTCTTCGGTTAAAGAATATAATATTGACGAATTTCTTCCAACTTACAGGAAAATACTTAGTTCTATCGAAGAAAAAACTCAATACTGGAGTGAAGACGAGCTTCAGTCTTCCAAATATACTGAACTTGTTAAAAAGGAAGCAGAGTCTGGTGGATTTTCTTTAAATCAAACTATTATCATCAGGGGAAAGGTTGATACGACCTACCCTTCATTCTTGTTTATAAGTACCAGTAAAAACTCCAACGAAGATACAGAATCCGATGATTATGAAGATGAAGATTTTGAACCTGATTCTGAAGATGCAGACTTCGATTCTACAACATTTATGTGCCTTTTTTCGGAAAACCCTAACTCACCTGCACTATTAGAACCTGGTAGTAATGTAGCAATCGAGGGAACTCTTTTTGCGGAAAAGAAAGATGAGGAAAAAGGTACAAAATATATATCCGAATACCTTTCAGACTGCAAAATCAAATCCCCTGATATAAGTAAAGTTAAATTTGCCGATAATGTAACTGATGCTATAGCGGTTGATGGTTCAGAGCGGATTATGGGAACTGTAAATTCCATAGAGGAAATAACCGCATCCGATGATGACAAAGAGGAGTATCTAGAAAGCGTAGATACCTCTTCTGATGAGTACAATTATGCATCCGCATACAGATTCGCTAATTATGTAATCTATCTTAATAACGGTCCTGGCAACACGTTACCTTGTTTTATAAATACTACCGAAGACCTTCTTCCAAAAGAAGGAGATAAAATAAGTTTAATTGGCGAACATTTTTCATACGATTACTCTGATTATATCAATGCTGAAAATTCTGCTATTTACATCTTTAAATAATTTTACATCTCTTTACATAACAGAGCAGCTCATCCGCTGCTCTTTTCTTTTTTTGTAGTCAGCTTTCTGACTAAATACGCATTTTTCAGTATACAGACTAAAAAAATCGCATATTGAGGTTTCCAGAAGCCTCCCCTCTTATAGGATATGACATGCTCTTTTACGGAAAACCTTACAGATTACATCAAAAAACATGCGTTTTTGTGCAAAAAACCTACCCCAAGATTGGTTTTCACATATCCGAAATCTCCTGAGGCACCTATTAGCTCACTTTACATTTTTCAATAATTTTGCATCGCACAATCATACATAAAATTTCAAAACCAGAATATACTTGAATTATCTGACCCAATATGATATATTGAAGTCAGAAAAGAGTAAATGGTGATATCATTTATGCACCAAAAACCCCTCGGTACCGCTAATACCGAGGGGTTTTATTTTGGGCTTGGTTGCCGTTGTTCTTTACTTCTTCTTCCGATCAAACCACTTGCTAAGTAACTTCATAATCATCTCAACAATGATTCCTGAAATAATACCAGCCAATACCGAAAAAAGAAAAGAGTATAATGATATCATTTGTGCACCTCCCTTCCGTCACCAGTATAGGGAGCGGCAACGATGGGATTATAACATAATTTTCTAAAAAAGTCTTTATTCAATCATCAATTTTTAACATTTTTCAACATTCTCTTGCACATATGTTCTGCACAGAGTATAATGACCCTATAAATGAAAAAAATCCGGTACTGACAATACCGGATTTCAAGTTACCTATCAACCAGGATGGCTGATAATCTCTGCAACACTTAGATTATAACACGCATCCTACAAAATGTATAGGGTGTATTTTTTATACCCAAAATTCGAAAGGATGAGAATAATGAAGTTACCTAATGGCTATGGATCAGTACATAAACTCTCCGGAAATCGAAGGAATCCATGGAGAGCAAGAAAAACTACCGGCTGGTCTCTTGATAAAAAAACAATGAAATATAAGCAGGAATATACAACTCTTGGCTACTATCCTACAAAAAAGGATGCTTTGCAAGCTCTGGCCGCTTATAATGAACAACCATATGATTTAGATAATAATCTGACAGTAATGCAGCTATACGAACGCTGGAGCAAGGAATATTTTCAATCTTTGAAAGGTAAATCCGGACAACGAACTATTACTTCTGCATGGGCTTACTGCTCTGATGTATACGATATAAAAGTAAGAGACCTTCGGGCAAGGCATATAAAAGGATGTATTGATGATGGTACGACTGTTGTACGTGGAGTAAAGAAGACAGCTTCCGCCGGAACAAAGTCACGAATCAAAAGTATATTTAACCTTATGCTTGATTATGCTTTAGAATATGAAATTGTTGATAGAAACTATTCCCGAACTTTTAATTTATCCGATGATATCATTAAAGAGAAAGCAGAAGCCAAACGGCAACACATTCCTTTTACCGATAGGGAAATGGAAATATTATGGGCAAATGTTGATAAGGTTCTTTACGTGGATGTAGTTCTCATTCAATGCTATTCTGGATGGCGGCCTCAAGAATTAGGGCTAATAGAAATGGATAGAGTGGATTTAGATAACTGGGAATTTACCGGCGGCATAAAGACAGATGCCGGTATTGACAGACTTGTTCCAATTCACCCTCGAATCAGAGAATTGGTTAAGCAAAAATATGATGAGGCAATTCGTCTCGGAAGTGATTATCTGATTAACTGCATAGACAGTCAACGAAAGAACGATATTAAAATGACTTATGACAAATATAACTACCGTTTTGAAAGAATCAGAGATACTTTAAAGCTCAACCCAGAACATCGACCACATGATCCTCGAAAACATTTTTCCACAATGGCAAAGAAATATAAGGTTGACGAATATGCTCTCAAGTATATGATCGGCCACAAGATTGAAGATATTACAGAAAAGGTTTATACGCAGCGCGATGCTGGTTGGCTCAAAGAAGAACTAGAAAAAATAGTTTAAAATCCACCGGGATAGCTTTTGTTATCTCGGTTTTTCTATGCTTGAATTTGTGTATTACCGTGTGTATTATGCGTGTATTACTTGTGTATTATTTGTGTATTGTTAGCTGATTTTTCGCCGTTTTTCTGCACTTTGAACGTTCAATTTCTATATTTTTACACAAACAAAGAAGTGGCATAGAGCCTTTATCTATGCCACTTTTGTAAAGTTTTCAATAATTGAAACTTAGAATCTACCTGCTTTAGCAGCTTCCTCTACGGAAACTGAAACGCTCTGAAAATCCGCTTAAATACTGGATTGTTCAATTTATTTGTGTATTACCTGTGTATTTCTAAATCTACTTATAATATAAACAACTTTTGTTTTTTATTTTCTACACAAGTTATTTACTCTTAATAAGTTTACCTCTTTTCAGCAAATTAATCAACTTCGTATTCTGTGATGCGCCACCTTTGTAATTTTTAATGCCGTTTAAAGTTGCAATTTTCTCCCTGTTTTTCTTCGAAGAATTGATTTTTAATGATTTCAGGGCATCTACAATCGAACTGGATTTTCCACGATATTTAGGATAATATACAGTCTTTGTCTTAGCCGGAGTTTTCTTAGTCTCTTCAACCTTTTTACTCGTTGGCTCTTTATACACTACATTTAAGTCAAAATTACCAGAGTTGCCAGTCGAAATGACTTTCGGAAACCTACCAGAGCTAGTATACTGCCATGCAATATTGGCCGCGTCTGGCTTTTTCTCCTGATCTGGTGCAGTTGCAATCTGCATACGTTTGTTTGAGTTGTAATATCTTGCAATCCACCAATTGTTACACTTTACGAGTTTTCTATCAATATGTTCGTTGTAATAACTCATGCCGGTGTAAACGCCGAACAGATAACCTCTCTTCTCTACAACCTGCTGTGCAGCGTTAATAATCTCGGCAATCTTTGTTTTGTTTAACGATGCCTGTACCTTATCCTCGATATCAAACCACACGCCATACTCAAAGTGTGTTTTATCAATTTTATCAAGAATATCACAGACAAGCTCCATGTCGCTTTTAGCCTTTGTCGCTGTAGTTGCGTAAGAGTAATTATATACTCCCCAGGCAATTTCGTTCTCGTTGCAAGCCGCATAATTCTCGTTGAACTTTTTATCTCTGTTCAGATCTTTTCTGATGATTTTTAAGATAGCACCTTGGCAGCCGTATGTCTTCGCTTTTTCCCAGCTTACGACTCCGTTATAACTCGATACATCAACTAATTTTCTCATGCCTATTCCTCCTTACTTTCCTGTGGCATCTCGTCTGTCATATCGCTCAATGCCTCTTTAATGTGTTCTTTCAATTTTTTCGGTACTGGCAGTCCACATAATGTCATATTTTTTAAAATAGAAACGGCCTCATAAAGAACAAATAACAGGCAGAAAAATTCGCATACACCTAATTTTTGAATACCCAATAATTTTATGTACTGCTCCGGAATCATAAAGAGCATATTAATGTGCATGATAATGTCTACAAGCATCAGTAAGCCTACACTGAGCAGCATAGCCGCCTTTCTGATTGCTCCGTCAATTCCTACGCAAGAATTAAACTTATGTTCTTTAATCGCCCGGAGCACTCCCAAGATAGTGTCTAATACGACAGCGATTAATAAAATTTCAAAAAATGAATTTCCTGTAAGTAATTTCAACGTTTCCTGAATCATAATCTTTCCCTCCTATTTCTCAGCAAAAACTAATACATTACTCCATCTCCCTGGATAGTTGCCGTACCATGCACGGATTTTTACATAATATTTTCCATGCACCATTTCACAATCATCTTTCTTGCAATCACACTCAAAAGCTGCCCAATGGGCTTTTGAGCTTCCGGAAAATTTATATATGTAAGTCTTTGTCTTGTTTTTAAATTTCGGGTCTCTCGAAAATTGATTCTCGAATCCGGTTGCCTTTTTCGCAGGGGTCCACTTGTACTCTATGACTCTCCTATCTTTTTCACTGTCGTATTTGTTCTGCACTGCTGTTGCCTTAGGCCGTGGAGATACCGCTGCATAAATCATGTTTCTATAATTATTTCTACTAACAGTCCTTGCTGAAACATTTGACGGAATAATCATTCCGGCTACAAGCAGCATTGCTAACATTAAACATAATTTCTTCTTCATAACTTTTCCTCCTATTTTACAATTACTACGCCTCTGTATGTTTTGTTCGTACACCTTCGTACATTTTCTTTCTTAACAGTTACTACACTTTTCTTTCCGTCCGAAAACCTCCAAATCTTTCCCGTTTTTGAGTCCACAAGCAATACCACGGTATGAGTCGGGTTGCCCTCTTCAAACAGGACCATATGGCCTTTTTTCAACTTCACATTTAGCTGTTCGGTCGTTAAAGATTTGTGATAAGTTGCCGGCTTCCCTGAGCAGATCATATTGATTCCCCTCGCAATTTCCGTGAGCGGATACTTTGCGCCACACTTCAATTTCTTCTTTACATAAGCAAGACACTGCTGCATATTTTTCTTGATGCCCTTGTAGCGTAGAGCCATGTAAAACGCCACCAGACTGCATCCATGATGCTGGATAAAGTCGCTCTTGAAATCATGCTGACTTGGGACAGGAATCTGTCTTCCATTGTCTAAAATAATTCGCCACGGATATTTCTTTTTTCTCTTCCTGTTTTTTGTTGCTACTGTTCTCATTGTTTTCACCTCCTTAGAGAACAAAAATACACAATAGTATCAATAAATACCATTGTGTATCATGTAAAATATGTTATTATAATTTTATAACCTAATTTCATAGGTTAGTATTTTTTTCATTTTTTAAAAGCAGCTCCGAAAGGGGCTGTTTTCCTTTTTTTATTCGTTCATCGTCTCCTGCAGCTTTGCAGCTTTTTCAATCGCTTTTAAGTCTGTGTCCGTCAGTACGCCGCCCTGGAGTAGTTCGAGCTATAAGGTATCAATGATTCCTGATTGAAGCTGGATGATTTCTGACTGTTTTTCAATCATTTTCAAAACGCTGTTCATACACTTCACCTTCTTCTGTTGTTTCTGTCTCTCCGAGCAAGATTGCGATTGGTTCGCTGTCCCCGCTACGAAACAGAGCAGTTCTACTTTTACCTGCCCAATCATCCGTCAGAAACTCAAATTCTGCATACAAATAATTTCTACTGTTACGAACCGGCACGAAAGTATCTGTCCTGGTAATAATCTGATTATTTACAACAAAGTGTAATACCGGCTGCATTTTCATCCCCCCTTCTATAAAATTCTTGGGATTAACATTAGTTCTAGGTATGTTTTACTAGTGATATCCTTAGACTCTCTCCGTATTTCAAAATGTTGTTGTTCACCCGCATTAAGATTAAACCGTTGTATTTTCCCTTCTGAATATTTATATGCTACTGCGGTTCCGGGTCTATAATAATAATAGACTATCACCCCTTCCGGAATAATAATTGCTAACTTTCTTGAGGTCTTCACACTAAAAGTAGTGCTCTTTAAAACTGAAGAACTTAACGCAAAAGTCAAATCTATTATGTCAGTCAATCCTTTTATCTGCCCCCTTACTGCTGCTCCCGCAGTGTCATACGTTGTGCCATCTACACCGACTCTAATATCCGATACTTCTTTTGTAATATCTGGAATTTTTACTTTTCCGTCATAATCTAATATGTGTATAGTCGTATAAAGTGTTATCCACGTATCATCAAAATCGGCTTCTCCAGTGAAAGAAATCGTATCACCCTCATTTAAGCTAACAATAAAATTTGTAAATTCTTCGTCAGTCTCTCCCACTAAACTAATCATGTATTCGTTTTTTTGTACATCATTAATTTTTAACCTTGCATATTGTCTACCCGTGGACGCATTTACGCCGGTAACTTGAACTTTACAATCAAATGAATACAACCCACTTTTTTTAATCTGAATCTTTGAATCACTGGAAATTGTTATGAAATTTCCTAAATTTTCAGATTTAGAACTAATGTTTTTAAAAACATTTAAAGTTGTCTCTGCAGTAGATGCCTGCGCATCACTTTTACATGACATTAAAAAATTATCGGCTTTATATTCTACAACATTATCGGTAGTGTCCTTAACAAGATTATCAATTCTTTTCCGTTCTATACCTACCTCAGCCTTACGGTCGGCGGTTTCTTTTGATAGATTTGCAGATACCTCTCTGATTTCCTTGACTGTTGCCGCAACCGAATCTGGATGCCCAGTCGCATCTTTATAGCATTGTTCTATCGCATCATGAATACTATCTCTTACTTCTTCTCCGTAAACGGCTTCTTTTATCTTTTTCAGATACTCATTTATAAGTCCCATCTTTTCTCCTTTCTACTCTATACGTTTCCACATATAACAAGTAATGTACGGCTGTAAGTTATTGTGTGCATTACCGCCTCCGGCACTCTCCACCGTCGCACTTGCCACATGGCTATGCGTTGCATTAATTTTAAATCCGTCTTTGTATTTTGTTGTTTTATCTGTATTACTCGGATAAAAAGCAGTATCGTCACCTGATGCACTACATATGCCGCTTACCGTGTTCCCCGGACCCCAACTTGCACTCTGCCCTGCAAAATTATGCACTGTACCTGTAAGTGATTTTTCTGTAACTTTAACTGTTGTAGAATGTTTGTGTGACGGCATTTCATTAATTGATAATGTGTGTGTTTTCTCACCGCCAGTCTTTTCAACCGTTGAAAAATCACCGTCCGATGTGTTTACACTCACGGGTACCCGACCAGCTCCCCACGTTACCCATGTGCCACCGAAAAGCGTTCCGGGGTTTGTGTTATTTACACTCATATAAATACTACCTACGGGGTATACTTTATCGAGCGTAACCCCGCCAGATGAATGAGCGTCAATGTAATTTTTTATTTTCGCCCACAATCTCGTCAAACCGTCGTTATCCAGATAACCCATAATCCCACCTCACTTTATACACAAATAGCGTCAATCTGCGCGTTTGTGATTGCCGTAATAGTAAAGATTTCGCCCAGCGGGTCCCATGCGGTACCATTCCAAGCTACGTTCATACCTGCCCCGCCGTACTTACTAGCCGCCTCAATATTGTAAACATCACCGGTACGCTGTCCGGTTGTCGGCAACTTTTCAGTGGATGCGACAGAACCGCAATATTTATACATATTTGTGATTTCTGATTTCTTAGCGTATGTACTCGACAAGGTGGCGTTTGTCGGTAACGCATCGAGCTTACTTTTATCGGTCGCACTCATAACACCGGCCGCACTACTAGTTGCCCCACTAAAGACAAACCCACATAAATCTACGGCCGCCTCACCTTCATCCCTCGTAATCCAGAAGCCGCATTTATCCGCAGAGGGATTGTAAGCCCTCGTTTGTAAGCTACCCCAATAGCCACTCCCGAATAACACCATAGTCTCATGTCCTGCCGCTGGTGCCGGTACGAGTCCATGAGTACCCATTGCGTCACCACTTGCGGCGGCTTTAAAATCACTGTAAGTGGTATCGTTATCCGCGCCCCAAATAGCTGTGCCATCTGCGCTCCAACGTAAGATTTGACCGGAAGAACCGCCCGCCGGGATGTGTTTGTTACCACTTGTCGTAGGATGTGTATAGTTGTTCGCGTTTGTGGCAATACCGTCTAATTTCTTTTTATCTGCCGCGGTCATAAGACCGTGTGCGGACTGAGTCGCATCAGAATAGGTTGTATTTGTAGGGGTATC